TGTTGGCGCTCTTCACACCGGCCCCCGCCAGCAGCTCCCGCCAGCCGCCCTGGCTCTCGAGGCTCGTCAGATCCACGCTCTCCGCGTTGAAACTCACCCGCGTCGCGCGCAGCCCGGCCACGGTCTCGAAGAGCCCGCTCCCGGTCATGTCCATCTTGATCAAAAGGTCCTTGCCGTTCTGGGCAACCATCTGTCGTTCTCCTCGAAATGAAGGGTCAGTCGTCGACCCGCGCGGCAAAGCGCAGGTCGATCCGCCGCTGGTCGCCCTCGCCCACCCTACGGGCGCGGGCACGTTCGAAGTTGAGGCTGACGAGCACGCCGCGGGTGAGCGCCAGCTCGGCGTCCTGCAGCGCATCGCTGATCGCCGCGGCCACCGCCTTGGCGGTGCCGAAACCCGCCGCATCGCTGACCACGCTGACCGTGAAGCGATGCAATGCGCCCTGCCCGGTCCCGTCGCCCCGCGCCCGCGCTTCCTCGGCGCCGAGGCTCACGTAGGTGCCGGGCGGCGTGCCCGGCGGCACCGCGTCGTAGATGTCGCCGCCCACCAGCGCGCTCACGCCCGCATCGGCCAGCAGGCGCTGGTAGACCGCCGCCTGCAACGCGGCAGAGGCTCCGTAGCTCATGACGAGACCTCCTCGCGCGCGTGGCAGGTCAGGTAGCGCCCGTCCACGCCACGCTCCGCCACCGCCAGGATCCGGAAGATCCGGCTGCCCTCGCGAAACCGCTGCTCCGGCCGAGGCCGGCTCATCGCCCCCGGCGGCGCCGCGCGCACGGTGATCCGGTAGGGCACGGAAGAGACCGTGAGGAACTCTTCCGCCCGCTCCCGCCCGGTGCCCGCCTTCACCTCGGCCCAGAGCTGCCCCAGCTCGCTCCAGCTCTGCACCCAGCCGCCCGACCCGTCCGGCACCCTCTCCGGCGTCTCCAGCACCAGCTTGCGGTTCAGAACCGGCGCGCTCATATCCGGCTCCCGGTGATACGCACGCTGCGCCAGCGCTCGATCAGCGCCGATACGCCGTAGGGGATCACCCCCTCGCCGGGCTTCGCCTCGTCGCGATAGTCGTAGTAATGCCCCGCCAGAAGCAGCACCGCCTGCGCCAGGTCCGACGGAATGTCCGACCACGCCGGGCCGAAACCCGCATCGAACTCGATCAGGATCTTCCCGCCTCTTGGCACCGTGGGAAACCCGGCACCATTGGCGCGCAACAGCGGGCGGTGGGTGTCGGGTTCCAGCCGGTACTTGCCCGCCGGCACCAGGTTCTCCCACTCCAGCAGGTCCACGGTCTTCACCGCCGTCACCGCGCTCACCGGCGCCAGCGGCAGCGCCATGGCCTCTGCCCCGCGCCACTGCGCCAGCACCCAGCGGAACTCCCGCGCCAGCAGCACCTTGCCGGTCCAGGCCTCCACCGCCGCCATCGCCGCGCGCAACAGCGATTCCAGCAGCCCGTCTTCCGCGCCCTCGTCGGAAAACCCGGTGCCCATCCGCAGATGTTGCTTGAATTCGGTCACCGGCAGTGCCGCCGCGGGCACCGAGGTCAACTCGGTCAAAATCATTCTCAATCTCCTGAAAAGGGCCACCCTCCCGGCCGCGCTCAGGCGGCCACGGACGCACGCCCCACACGCCACCCGGACGGAGGGGAGCAGCATTGGCACCATGTGGTTCGGCCTCGCGACCGGCGCACGCCCGTGTCCCTGCCCGGGCGCCGCTCACGCGCTGCCCGGGCCCTTCCCCGACCCCGTCAGGAGGTCGAGAACTTCAGAAGCTTGATCGCCTCGAAATTGCTCACGTCACCGCCCACGCGCTTGGTCGCGTAGAACAGCACGTGCGGCTTGGCGCTGAACGGATCGCGCAGCACCCGCAGATCCGGCCGCTCGGCGATGGTGTATCCGGCAGCGAAATCGCCGAAGGCGATGGCATGGGCATCGGTCGCGATGTCGGGCATGTCCTCGGCGATCAGCACCGGGTAACCCAGGAGCCGCGCCGGCTCTCCCGCCGCCAGCCCGTCCGACCACAGGAACCGCCCGTCAGCGTCCTTCAGCTTGCGGATGGTCCCGGCGGACTTCGAGTTCATCACGAAGCTCGCGCCCGCCCGGTACTCGGCCCCCAGCGCATAGACAAGGTCGATCAGCGCGTCGGCATCGCCGATCCCGCCATCCGTGCCGGTGGCGATATAGCCCAGCTCGCCCCAGGTCTGGCTGCCCTCGGCCACGATGTCGTGGCTGAGGATCCCGGTCGGCTTGTCGGACCCGTCCCCGTTGACGAAGGCCGCCGCCTCTGCGCGGGAGAACTTCTTCGCGATCCGGTCGGCGAGCCAGCCGTCGATATCGAAGGCGCTGTCGTCCAGCAGCCGCTGGCTGGCCTTGGGCAGCGCGGAAAGCTCGTGCAGCGGGATGGTGATCCGCTCGATCTGCGGCGTGTCGGTCTCCACGCTGGCCCCGGTCTCGGTGGCCCAGCCCGCGCCCATGTCGGCCCGGTCGATCAGCACGTCGAAGCTGGTCGCCTCCACCGTCACCACGTTCGCGATTGCGCGCAGGCTGGCCGTGCTCGAAAGCACCGTCTTGATCTGGTCCGAGGTCTCCGGGTCCACCAGGTAGCCACCGTCGCCCGCCACCGCGGTCGAGAGCGCCTTGCCCTCCAGCTCGAGCCCGCGCAGCCCGTCGTCGTCGCCGGTCCGCAGGTAGGCGTTGAAGGCCTTCTGGTGCGGCGCATCCGCTTCCGCGGCGGCAGAAAGGGCGGGACGCCCGGCGGAGATGGTCTTTTTCTGGAGCATGGTCAGTCGCTCTTCCTGTTTCTCGATACGGTTCTGAAGGTCGCCCTGGAATATCTTGAATTCGCCCAGGAAATCACCCAGCGCAGCGGCCACCTCGGCCACCGGACCCCGGGATGCAGGCGCAGGTCGCCCGCCCCCGGAGCTGGTCTCGGGAGTGCTCATCGCAGCTCGTCCTTACTTGATAGTTTGCCCGGACGCGGCCCGCCCCGCCCGGTGTTCGCCTGGCCGGGCCTCAGCCCGCCAGCGTCTGGCGGGCCGCGTTCAGCGCCTCCACCAGCTCGCGCCAGCCCCCCTCATCCGCCGGAAGGGCTTCTTCCTCCTTGGCGCCCGACAGCCGCGCCTCGCGCAGCATCGGGAAGGTCACCAATGACACTTCCCAAAGCTCCAGGTCGTGTAGCAGCCGCCGCCCCTGCCCGTCCTTCCCGGCCCGCTTGGTGCGGTAGCCGATGGAGAGGCCGTCGATCGCGCCCGCGCCGATCAGCGCTGCGGCCTCCCGGGCACGGGCCACGTCCTTCAGGAGCCGCCCCTTGACCCAAAGCCCGCGCCGGTCCTCGCGCACCTCTTCCCAGATGCCGATGGGCTCGCGCGGATCATGCTGCCAGAGCATCTTCACCGCCCGCCCCTCGGCGGCCATGGCCTTCAGCGAGCGCTCGTAGGCCCCCTTCACCACCACGTCGCCGCCTTGGTCCGCCGCGCCGAAGAGCGAGGCATAGCCCGAGATTTCCAGGCTCTCGCCCACCGTGAGCCGGCCCTCCGGCGCGCAGAACTTCCGCTCCAGCATCGGCTCGTAATCCATTGCCATCACATGCCTTTCTCCGTTACCCATCGCCCTCCTCCAGCGGCGGCAACCCCAGGAGCGCGCGCTTCTCCGCCGCCGTCAGGAACTCCGCCTCGCTCACCCGCCGCCACTGCGCCTCGCGCTCCGCGGCCAGTGCCGGCACCCCGTCGAGGTCGGGCCTCAGCGCCACCGCCTCGCCGCCCAGCCCGCCCAGCCAGTCGCCAAGCGCACCGGCGACCTTGGCCACCAGCGGCAGCACCGTGAGCCGGTAGAACGCCCGGTTAGCCTCCTGGTAGTTGGCGTAGGTCGCCTCGCCGGGGATCCCCAGCATCATCGGCGGCACCCCGAAGGCCGTGGCGATCTCGCGTGCCGCCGCCTCCTTGGTCTTCTGGAATTCCATGTCCGAGGGGCTGAACCCCATCGGCTTCCAGTCCAGCCCGCCCTCCAGCAGCATCGGCCGGCCCGCGTTGGCCGCGCCCTGGTGGTGGCTCGCCATCTCGTCCAGCAGCCGGTCATACTGATCCGCGCCGAGCTGCCCCGAGCCATCCGCACCCCGGTAGACGATCGCCCCCGAAGGCCGCGCTGCGTTGTCCAGCAAGCCCTTCGACCATTTCGAGGCCGCATTGTGCACATCCAGCGCATTCGCCGCGGCCTTCAGCGGGCTCAACCCGTAATGGTCGTCCTGCGGGTGAAACGCCTTCACGTGGCAGATCGGCTGCGCCCCCTCGGCCATCGAGAACCGGTGCTTGCGCCCCGCCACCGCGTATTCATAGGCCACCGGCCAGCCATCCGCCCCCGGCACCACGCTCATCCGGTCGCTGCGCAGCACGTGCAGCTCCACCCGCAGTCCGGCCGCGCCCGCCACCGCCTCCACGTAGCCGTTGCCCGAGAGCAGAAGCTGCCCGTAGAGCGATTCCAGCATCTCCGCCCGCCCCTGCGCCGGGTTCGGGCGGCGCAGCAGGTCGGCCACCGGGTGCACCTCGTAGCGCCGCTCGGCGTCCTGGCAGATGAGCGGCACCGCCGCGGCGGCCTCGGCGATCAGCTTCACCGCCCTGAACCCCACCGGGTTGCCGGTGAACCCGCTCCGGGTCAGCGAAACCGTGTCGCGCGGGCTCCAGGCCACCCGGCCCGCGCCCTGCAAGGCGATCACCGGGCCGGTGGCCGAGGCCTTCGCCTCCGGCACGCCGCCGCCACCCCGCTCCCGCTTGAGGAAGTCGAAGACCATCCGTCTCTCCTTTTCGATTTCACGTGGCAGGCACAACCCACCTTTCGCGCGCCTAAAGGCTCCGCAGCTTCGGCCGCCGCCACTTCGCCGCCGGCGCGAGGATCAGCTCCGTCAGCGCCCAGACGAGCGCATCCACCCGATCCGGCGAGCCGGTGCCCTGGTAGCCCTCGCCGCTCATCCGGCCCATCTCCTCTTCCAGCGCCGCCAAGCCCTTCAGGTGTCGCACCCGGCCCTGCTCGTAGAGCGCCGCCACCGGCTCGGCCCGCGCCACCTTTCCTCGCGACGCCCGCACTGCGCGGAACGAGACCGTCGGATCCACCTGCCGCAGCACCGTCTCCACCAGATCGCCGCCCTGGTTCACCTCGGCCACCACCCGCTCGGCTCCGTGGCGCTCGGCGGCGGCCAGGGCGGCCCGCGCCCATGTCATCGGCGATCCGGCCTCGACCGAGGCGTCCTCCAGCACCACCGCGCGCCAGTCCTGCGGCGCGTCGCCGGTCTTCTCCAGCCCGGCCACGACGATCCCGCAGGCGTCCGATCCCGCATGGCCGGTCACCGGCGGGTCCACCGCCACCACCACGCGGGCCAGCTCGGGCGCCGCATCGATCCGGCAGCGGTCCAGCACCTCGCCGGTCCAGAGCGCGCCCTCCACATCGTCGAGCATCACGCCCTCCAGCTCCTGCCGTCCCAGCCGCGTGCCCGCGTAGCGCGCCTGCACCTCCTCGAGTAACCCCGGCGCCAGCCAGGCCCGGTTGGCCTCGGTCGCGGCCCGGGTCACCACCGTGCTGTCGCGCTCCAGCAGCCCACGCAGCAGCGCCTGCTTGCGCGGCGTCGTGGTCACGCAGAGCCTCGGATCTTCGCCAAGCCTGAGGCCGAACTGCAGCATGTCCCAGGCCGCCTGCGCCTTCTTCCACTTGGCCAGCTCGTCCACCCAGGCCCCGTCGAACTGCGGGCCGCGCAGCGCCTCCGGATCGCTGGCCGAAAATAC